GTCGCAATTGAGTATTACCTAGTATAGCTTCTAACTGTTTTGCAAAAGGCGATATTTGTTTTGCTAAATTAGCAGGCAATGCTTTTCCTTGAGCAACTTTATCCATTGCTTTACTCATTTGTTGTCCTGAACCTTTAGCACCTATTTTTTGACCTATAGTTTTTGCTCCTTGAGCAACTTTTTGAGCAATATTTTTTGCATTGCTTGCATCTTTGCCTGCCTGCGCCGCAGGTGCAGCTTTTTGTGCTTGTGGAGTAACACCAGGAGCAGCTTCTTTTGATACTGCCATTAATAAATCGTTAAGTTGATTCTTTTGTAAAGGACCAGAAGGAATTTTAGCTTTAGTTTTATGTTTTTTAGTTTTTAAAAATGCAGAAAAGTCTTCGCCAGTAGCACTTTTTATATTTTTACCTTGTTGACCAACAAATTGATTAAATTCTTTATGTAAGTTATTAGCAGTATCACCTAAGTCAGCTTTGCCAGCTAAGTTACTAGCCTTTGATTTAGCAGCAGCACCAGGTAATTTATTTAGGATCTTAGAACCAACTTTCTTTGCCATTTGTCCTACGCCACCAGCTGGTATTTCATCTATCTGACTTTCAACGATTATTTCATTCATTTTCATAGTTCTGTATCCTTAGTAATTGTATTTATGTTTTAGTTTAGTTACTTCGTAACTAAATGTTTTCGCTAACGCTCAAACTGTTTATGTCTTTTATATGATAAAGAGCAATATTACGAAGTAATATTGTGTTAACTTCATGTAGATTGTTTTAGTCAGATGGAACCTACACAGTGGTTCCATCATCTCGAAAAACTTCATGTGAGTCGTCCAAAGCCGAGATTGGAAGTAGGTAATTGTTTATACACTTAGTTCAATGGGCTCTGACCTTACCCAACCTACGTCGACATCGCTTACGCTACCTCTCGCTTCGTTCCTATTGCTAAAGAGTTTTTATGAACTGTGTTGTGTTTTTCGATTGCTAACAGTCAATCTATGCCAACTCCACGTTTTATTACCAAACGCAACTCAGCATGTACGTGTCCTATGTCTCCATAGGGTTTTCCACAGCGGTATATTAAACTGGCCCGCTAACCTTATGTGTTAGATTGTTTTGCCTGAAGATGATGTTCTAGGAGTGCCTGCTTGAGCTTGTCTGATCCGCCTACTCTAACATTGATAATACCATTATAGTAATCATCTGTTTCAAGTACACGTCTATCAAACTGTTCTCTTGCCTCTATGTAAGACATTTCGCCTCTACCTTTACAAAAATAAAGTATTTCTCTTGTAAAGTTCTTTGAGCCTAAGCGTTCTACGTCTGCATTAAGTCTATCTGAGCTACCCCAATAGTCCTTCCAGTCGCTTTCTTTGTATCCACGCCTTTTATTTTTTTTGCCTTTAAGTGGTGGCTTAGTAGTTTTAAATTTTGCTAGTTTCTTGCCTACGTACTTTTGATTGTTAGTGGTATTTGTAATAAGATAAACAAATCCTTCATACTCATCTGGTATTATATTGATTTTTTTACCTTTGTATGTCCACTGCATCAAAGTACTTACCGATGCCTAATTTTTTTTGTCGCCTTTGTGAGTTACTCGGGTGGTATTGTGTTTTTCATGTATTTCATCTGCTCTCATTTTAGCAAATGACCTAATATCTCTCAGTGCTTTCCTTACAGATCGATGAGTACGTACAGAATTTCTAGATTCAAACTTTTCATTTTCAGAAAAATATTCTAAGTACGCCTTTACTAGTTTGTCATGTACATCATCAATATGTTTTGTCATTCTATTACATCTAAATCATTTGCGTAGCTAGTGTATCCGTTTTCTTTTACAACTCTAAGTACATGATTTACTCGTCCTATCAGTTCGTCTTTATGTGAGATAAGATAAATGTTCTTTTCTCTTTCTCTACCCATCTTCTTAAGTACTGCTAGCGAATTTTCTACGCCAGCTGTGTCCATACCGCTATCAATAAGCTCATCAATGAATAGTAGGTTAATGTTTTGATATAAACTCTCCCACACATCTCTAAATGCAAAGCTCAATCCAAGTATAAGTCTATTACGTTCACCTCTTGACAAGTTATCAAAGTCTAAATCTTGTCCTAGCTGAGTAATTTCAACAGTTAAGTCATTCAAGAACACAACTTGATGCGGTAGTCCAATCTTATCTAAGTAATATGTAAGTCTATTGTTTAGATAAGCTAAGTTTTGATCAATGATCTTCTTACGAATAAAACTATCTTTATTCGTTAGTAGCTTCATTAAGAACTCTTGGTGATCTTTGTAGCTAACTAAGTCATTAACTGCGTTCCAAGTAACTTCTTGTATGGCTGTTTCATTTAAATCGTTAATTTGTATTGCATATGGATCATCTTCGGCTTCAGTCCTAGTCAAACTACTCTTTAAGTTTTCTACATTACTTCTATGTTCGTATGCTTCTTTAGCAGTATCATAAAATGTAGTAGGTTTGCCGTTAATGTCACCTATTTCGTCTAATGCAGTAACAACATCAGTACATTTAGTACTAATTTCTGTTTGATATGCTGTAGCATCTTCTAATTCTTTAGTTTTTGTAGCTAATATTTCCTGTTTTTTCTCTTCATGCAGTGGTTGAGCACATGCATAGCATATTGCATTATCTAATCCTGCGATATCTTTAGTAGCTTTATCTACAGACTTGTCAGCACGTAATAGTGCTGGTTCAAGTGTGCTTAATTCTTTTTTAAGAGCCAAAATAGTGTTGTTATGCTCAGTCCAGTTAGCTAATTTTTCGTGTAGTTCTAGTTCTGTTTCAATATCTAAATGTTCTAGCTCATCTATTGCATTGCTAAGGTTTTCACAGTCTTTTCTATGCTTTGCATTCCAAGCACGTTGTCTTTGTGCTAGTTGTTCAATACTTGCTTTAATTTTATCATTAGAAGTTTCAATTGCTTCTATCTTTAGTGTCTCTTGTACAATAGAATCTTTAGTTTCTTTAATTTTATCTTTAAGAACAGTAGATTTTTCAGTTAATATAGTAATACCAAGTAGTTGTTCAATAATAGCACGTTGATCATTAGTACGCATACTTAAAAATGGTTCAGTATATGTGTTTAATGCTACAATATGTTTGAACATATCGTGACTCATACCAAGTAGATCGTTAATTGTTTCTTGTGTTTTGCGTGAATCGCCTTGCGACTCGTCAATTAGTTCTTGTTCTTGATCGTTAACATAAAATTTAAGGAAATTAGGGCCTCTACCACGCTCAACACGGTAGGATGTAGCGTCCTTTTCAAATTGTAGGGTAACTACCATGCCCTTGCCGTTAGTTTTGTTAATAAGGTTGTTACGTTTGATGTTAGTTAGTGCTAGCCCGTATAATGCATAGCTTAATGCATTAATAATAGTAGTTTTACCTGTACCATTACGTGATCCACTATCGTCTCCACCCTGATCTAAGTTTTCACCTAGTACAAGCGTAAGTTGTTGCTGATCAAAGTCTACTGCCTGGGTCTGGTTACCCACACTCATGAAGTTTTTAACTGTTAGGTCTTTAATTTTTATCATTCGAGTCCGTTATAAATGTCCATAAGGGTTACTTTGTCAAAATCTACAGTATCTAGTTCTGCAATTTCACCGGCTACTATTTGATCTACACTGACAAATGCCGAAATATCCAAATCTGTCGACATTTCTTCAATTTGCTTTTGTGGAATTAGTGTTAACTCTCTACAGTTGTAATCTTTTACAAATGTTTCTTTAATAAAGCTTGCTTCTTCGTATGATATTGGAACATCAATAGTAACACGTAGATACATTTTAGGTTTTATTAATTCTTCAGTGTTTTCTAATAGCTGTCTTAGACCATAGGTACGATACTTTGGACAATCAGGCCAATTAATGTATTCTGGCTCTTGATTGTTTTCTCTATCCAATATCATCATACCTCTTGCATCATCACCTGCATCTGCATAGTTGTGCGGAAAGGCATTTCCAATATAATTAATCTTTCCTTGATGTTGTCGCTTATGAAAGTGTCCACTAAACACGTAGTCTTGATGTTTAAAATGTTCTACCTTAAGATCACCATGATCCGGCATTCTTACAAGTGCATTCATATAAAAACTAGGCAATTCAAAATGTCCAAATAGATATTTTGCTTTAATATTACCAATTTTCTTATATTCATCACCTACTAACCAAGGAACAATAGCAACATCGTCCACTACAGTTATTTCATCTAAAAATGTAATACCTGGAATGTGCTTTGCGAATGCTGTACTGTTTACATCACGCTTGTCTTTGTAATATAAGTCGTGATTGCCGTCAAAGAAGAAAAATTGTTCAAATGCTTGACCTAATTTCTCCATTGAACGTATAGTTGCGTCCATTGTGGTTAAATTTAACGAATTTCTGTTGTGATGCCAGTCGCCACAAAAGATTCCAGTCTCACAACCGTTATCTTTTGCAGTTTTTATGTACCAATCAATAAAATCCTCACAATCGTCGTTGTGAACACGACTATTCCCCTTTAAGCCAAAGTGAATATCTGTAAAGACTGCTGCTTTCTTAAACAAATTCAGTTTACTCCAATTCTATAGTAACATTATATAGTATTATTGTACGCCTGTCAACCTCTATTTTGAAGTTTTATCAGTGTAAACACTTGCACCTGCGTCTTCGTTACGTTTTACACTAGCTTCCCACTCTCCTTGGTGCTGTCTAGTATAACTTGGATTAAGATCATTCATTTCGAGAATGTCATCTCGAATATTTTGATTTCGTTTTTCAATATTAATAACTCTTACAAAGCTATTAGTTACAGCGGCAGTATAATATGCAAATGGATTTTGACTTTTTGATTCATCAAACTGCAAACCAATTTGTGTTAGCTGTAAAATTGCTTGTCCACGCATTTCGTCATTATACGTATAACCACGCACATTGCCTCTTGTTGCATATCTTTCACACAACTTAATCCACATCATAGCTAAATTATTAGTAGCTTTACCATGGCTTTTAGAATAGTGTCCATTTTCCATACCACCAACCCAATGACTTTTACCAACTAGCTGTAAGTTACCGTCATCATCAAATTTGTAATGTACAAAAGGAGGAAAGTTTAATTTTTCTTTAGTATCAGCAATAGTTTTTGGATTTTTCTTACGTCCTGGCTCTTCAGGTATGTGATCAAATGTCATTACACGAAAGATTAGTTCTTCTTTAGTAATGCTAGTGTACTTAACTTCACACTCTGCTTGTTTAACTTTTTCGCCAGCCATTTTTCTAGCTTCATAGGCCTGCGTACTAAGCAATTTAGCCTTATTACGTTTAGCTTCTGCTATTGTTCGAATATTAATCTTTTCTACATCTAGTAAAATTATATCAAAAGCACCATGTTCGGGTGCTGTGTAGCTGTTAAACGTATTTTTAGACTTGTGTATTTCTTTTAGTATATCTTTGTTATTTAAATAGTTCTTTTTTCTCATGTGTGCTCCAGGCTTATAGTATATATACTATTATAAACTACTCTGTTAACTTTGTCAACTAAATACTAGTGGAGATTAAAAATAAAATGGGTGTACTTTCAGGATTCCAACAGCTTACTAGCAGTGTGAGATCGGCTTCTAGCAATATAGCTACTACAGTAGATACGATTAATGCATTTACCGGCGGCCTTGGAAATAGTAAATTAAATAAGATTGCAAATATTGCTGACAGAGTCGGAGCCGCCTCAGGTATATTAGGAGCTGCTTCGTCGTTGCTTAACGGTGGAGACCCAAGAGAACTTGGTAGTGCATTGCGGATGTTTGGAAATGCAACGCAAGGAGTTGGGTATAATGCTGCTCCCGGAGATAGAAGTATAAGACAGGCAGTACTGTCAAGAAATATTGCAAATACACAAGAAACAGATTGGAGAGTAGGGATAAGCCTTCCAACTGATTTAAAAATAGGAAATGTTCTTGCTCCGTTGTTTATAGGTTCAGACGGACCTGGAAGAATGGTATTTCCTTTTAACCCTACTATACTATTAGGACATAGTGCAAACTATTCACAAATAACGCCAACACACACAAACTATCCATTTAATGCTTACCAAAATAGTCAAGTTGATCAAATAACAATTACAGGAGAATTTTTCTCTGAAAATCAAGATGATGCGAAATATTGGATAGCAGTTTTACATTTTCTAAGAACTATTACTAAAATGTATTACGGAGATAGTAATCCACAAGGAAATCCACCTCCAGTTTGTAGACTATCAGGATATGGTCCGCATGTATTAAATAACATTCCTGTAGTAGTTTCGAATTTTACTACTGACATGGCAGCAGATGTTGATTATATAGAATGTTGGGTAAACAATAAAAAGAATATGGTACCAGTGCAGTCACAGTTTACAGTAACAGTAATGCCGCAATACTCAAGAAGATCTGCTGCAAGATTTAATTTACAAGAATTTGCAAAAGGCAAATATGCTAATGGCTTAGAGGGATTTGTTTAATGTCAAAAAATCTTAGTGCTTATGCAAATACAAAAGTAACAGGATCTGGATATTTAGATATTTTAAGTCCGCGTCCTATTCCAGTAGCAGGCGACGATGTGTTGTATGAAATTACTGCGGCATATACTTTCCGACCTGATTTATTAGCACACGACTTATATGGACGAAAAGAATTATGGTGGGTATTTGCCCAGAGAAATTTAGATATACTAAAAGATCCTGTTTTTGACTTTGTCGCTGGCACACAAATCTATTTGCCACAAGGAAGTCTTTTAAGAGACAACTTAGGTATAACATAAATGGCATCACTATTTAATAAAATTGTTAAAACAGCAAGCACAATTGCTAGTGTTAAAAGTATTACAAATGCTGTTAGTTCAAGAAATCTCGGAAACGTAGCAGGAGCAGTGTTAAATGCGGCTGTAACTCAAAGAAATATCACTGACCAGCTTAATAGCATAAGTGGGTTTGGAGGAAGTTTATCTTCATCTAGATTAAGTGGTTCAGCTTCACAGATTGGAATGCTTGCCGACTTAACTGCAGGTTTTCCACAGTTAGGAAAACTTACTAACATATTAGATAAAGCTACAGAGCTTCAAGGATTAATTGATGCTCCTATTAGAATTGTAGATAGGAGTTCTGCTGAAATATTTAATGCAGCTGGAGGAAGATTTGATGTAGTTAGAAAGCAAGTTGAAAATTTAGCTTCATTAAATGTATATGATTCTTACCTTAAAAATATTGATATAGATTTTTCTGATCCTATACAAAAAAGCGGAGCATCAAAAAGTAAGATACCTAATCCATTACGGTCTTTTAGTAGTTATAACTATAAAATTACAATGGGTATTTTAAGTAATTCAGAATACAATAATCCAGAGTCTTACCGAAAACTAGGATTTGAACAATTTATTGTAAGGTCCTCAGGAGGAAACTTAAAGAAAAGAACCCAAGTTGATCAAGAAGTATCTAGTCCACAGCCGGGGCATGCTGAATATTTTATAGATGATTTTACATACGACGGAGTAGTTGCACCAAATCCAAAAACAGGTGTTACACTCGGTACTGTTTTTACTTTTAAAGTTACTGAACCTTATAGTATGGGAAACTTTATTGAATCGTTAGTAGTAGCTGCTAAAACCACTAATGGAGGCAAAGGCTACGATAGTTATTTTACTGCACCATTCTGTCTAAGGCTAGATTTTGTTGGGTTTAAAGATATGGACGAGAGCACAGATACAATCAATCCAATATTTTTGCCTTTTATGATAACATCTATGGATATGTCAGTAGACGGTGCAGGATCAGTATACGAATGCTCAGGGGTTGCGTTTAATGAAATAGGGTTAGCAGACCACATGAATCAACTTTATACTCAAGTACATACTTCCGGAGCATTTGCACACACAGTTTTACAAACAGGAGATAAGTCAGTAACTTCTGCTTTAAATAAAAGAGTAGAAAAACTAGAACAATCAGATATTTTACCAGGGTGGGATAGATTTATTATTTGTTTTCCAAAGGATTCTGATAGTATTAACAAGTACCTTGAAACCGGACTACAAATAGCTGAAGAAGCAACAGCAACACAAACATTTGTAGAACAGATTGGATCAAAAACCGACGAAGCTGGATTTATAGCACAAATGACAGCAGTAGAGAAATCCAGATATCTTAATAACCAACGTGCAGCTACTGCAAGAAGTCAAGTAGGGTCGTCTACAAATTTGTTTGATACATTAATGGCATTTGCTGAAGATGAAAGTGAAATGAATGAAATAGGCAAATCTCAATTACTTGCAGATGCAAGCCAAGGCGGTAATCATGAAGCTCCTTCATTAAACGGATCAATGCAAGCTGATGCAGTAGACGAACAAGATCCGGACGCAAATAATCCAAATGCTGATGCACAACTAGCAAAAAACAATAGTGATGACCCCTGTGGTGGCGAAGAAGTAACACCGGGACTTCCTGATAAACCATCCGCTGCTATGACATCTGCAGAATTTTCAAGAACATATGAATTTAATAAAGGCGAAGCTATTACTACTTGTATTGAGAAAATTTTATTAAATTCAGAATTTTGTAAAGAAAATGCAGTTAAAGAGGGAGAAGAAAGTGGAGTTAGAACTTGGTTTAGAATTGATACTAAACTTTATATAGAAGAAAATGGTACAACTGAGGAAAGTATGGGCCGTCCTCCTTATGTTGTTGTATTTTGTATAATACCCTATAAAGTTGTCGAAGCAAAATTCTTAAAAGGAAATTTAACTCCAAAGAATATTTCAGGATTGAAAGGAGTAGCAGCTAAAGAATACAATTATCTTTATACAGGCAATAATGAAGATGTATTAGATTTTGAACTTACATTTAATACAGCATTTATGAGAACTGCTGCCGCAAACTTCGGTAATGCCCAAGGTGCTGACGGCACAGGAGTTAGTGACAAATTAGTTTCAAGTCCTGGAGATAAAAGCGGAGCAACCCTTGACAGACCAGAAGGCGATAAAAATCAAAGTGACGAAGCAAAACAAGGTACTAAAGAAGTAGGACAAGTAAATACTGCTGATGGAAACAAAGCAGGCGATATTAGGAAGCAAGTAGCTGAAGTATTTCATGATGCATTAATTAATTCACCCAGTGATTTAATAACGGTTGATATGACAATTTGGGGAGATCCGTTTTTCCTCCCACAAGAGATTGGAAACTATAGTGCAACTCAAGGTGGATCATCGCCTAATTCAACAGCCGATGGTACTATGAAATATACTACAGGTGAAGTCCTTGTAGTTGTTAATTTTAGAACTCCTTTTGATTACCAAGATGGCGGATCCCAAGTTGAAATGCCACTGATAGTTCCTCAGTTTAGTGGATTATTCAGTGTTATTGCAGTGTCTAATAATTTTAGTAAAGGACAATTTACACAAACTTTATCGTTAGTAAGAATGCCTGGACAAGATAAAACAAAAGTTACAACAAATACTCTTAATGGTATGAAAGTTGGTGACTTACCTGCGGGTTATGAATCAACAAACATCCCTGATGCAAGTTTAATACAGCCATTCCAAGAACTGTTTGAAAATTCTGGCACAATCCAAAAAGGAGTTAATCGTGTATCTAATTTATTACAAAATGGAATTAATTCAAAATTAGGTGTTGATATAGATATAGGCGCATT